ATTTCAGTTCCTCTACCACCTTCTCTACGTGGTAACCAGAAATCTTCCATCATAGACATGAACTTTCTGTCATCTCTAACTTCACCAGTAGAAGCATCGTAAACTAACTTATTACGATAACGACTCATTACCTCTCTAAGGTATTGTTCTGCTTTTACTTTTGGAAGATTACCAACATCAATATAAAATATTCTTCTTTCAGGTGCTCTTGATAATCTGTAGATAACAAGACTATCCTCAATCATTCTAAGTTGATTAAGTGCCTTAATTGCTTTTTGAAGATATGAAAGAACACTACCTTTATTTCTATCTACAAGACCAGATGTAACATAAGTAACCGAATCTTTTGCTATTTTTACTCCTTTATTTCCACCACCACTTCCACCAACCATTCCCGTAGGATAGTTTGATTTTGGACTATAGATAAAATACTCTTCAATTTCAGGTGACATTACCTTTTCATTATCACCTGAACTATTAGATTTTATATTCATATAATCATTTTTGTTGGCTTTCTTCTCCTGCCTAACAAACTTCATTTTCATAGGATCAATATATCTTAAATCCTGAATTCCTTCTTCAGGTTTTTTCATATCAATAACTTTTAAATAATATAATCTACCGTCTACATACCAATTTCTAAAAATCTCATGAGATTTTTTGTCAAAGTCTAGTATATCTTTAATATTTTTAAATTCTTCTCTTATTGCTTTTTTAAGTTTATCACTTGCATTTAAATTAGACAGTTCAATTTCAATTGGTGAATCGTATAGATCACTAACGATTGCTTCATTAATGACATCTTCAATTGCTCCATCACATTCAGGATGGATAGACATTTCACGATATCTTCTTATAAGATCAAATTCTGTTCTATATACACCTTCAATATCAACATATGAACCATAAAATCCACTAGCAATAAAATTATCAACCCCATCCTCATTATTCTGAGGAACGGGGGATATTACTGAAGGTGATTGTTTTTCTTGTTCACCAATTGAAAAGCCAAAAAGTCTTGCCATTGTATAATCTGTTTACTACTATGTACTATTATAGCACTATTTATCCAATATTTTCACCGCCAGCTGAAGAACTGGATCCTTTGAATGCTTCCCACCAGTGGACTTGCATTTCTACGGTAAATTCTTCAATGGTATCAGTAGTCTCATAATTTAAATCAATTGTGGAAAGATTGGTTGGAAAAATATCCCAGAACTTATAAGATCTGAGAATTCCACCATCACGACCCAATTGATGAACCATAGCATCTTTTTGATATTCATCGGGATTTTGAACTCCTGAACCATCATCCAATTTGTTAATGACGTTCATCCATTTTTCAAAGGCAGAACGAATAACAAAATCGGTATCATTAATAACAGTGATTGTCCATGTTTCGAATGTTCTATCACCAGCGATCTTTAAAATACGACCTCTGAATGGAACATCGATAGGAGCTACTGTTGATGATGGTAATGCTGCTGCCTTAACCAAGAACCTTGATTTTTGTAAGACATCGTTTTCTATTCCTACAGCATTTGGAAATGCTAGTTCAACCTCAAAGAGATTCGGCCTAGCTCCACCACCAGTTAACTTACTTTTAAAGTCACTGATTTTCCTTAGTGGAATACTGTTCTGTTGAACTCTACTTGGCATTGTTTGTGGACCTCTTAATTAATTAAACTTTACCGATTACTTCATCAAAACTAACACCAGTTCTGGTAGCAACAAAGGTTAGACCGATGAAGTTGATAGAACGTGCTGGTTTAATGTATATATCTGCTACAAATTCATTTGCATCAATTATAGCACCAGTGTTATTTGTTTCATCACAAATAACAACATAATCTTGAATACCTCTCTTCGCTTGAACATCACGTAGGAAAGGTTCAACAATATTCACAAAGTTAGTCCTTGTGATCTCATCGTTGAATTCGAAGAGTTGATCCTTAGCAGCAGCAGAAATTGCATCTTCAAGGAAGATAAACAAACGACGAACATTGATTCTATCGAATGCTGATGCCTTAGCAAATCCAGTCTTATCACCGAATAAGATAATTCCTGCTCCAGGTTGGAACACAACAGGGTTAACTCTAGAAGAATAAAGACGATCTCTTTGTAGTTGAGTTGGATTATATGCAAGTTTAATAGCATTTAAAATTGCACCTCTTGCAGTACCTGCAGGTGAGAACCAAGGGAACTGATTAATATCAGTCCTTGCACAAAGTCCAGCAATATCTCCATTTAATGGAACATATCTGAATGTATTTGCAAATCTATCAAACATATACTTATATCCACTATCGAATACAGCATATGATGAAGAAGTGACAGGTTCAAAGAAATTAATTACATTATCAGTAATCTTTTCATCATCATATACAGTTGCTGTACCTTGCTCTGGATTATCAGCAATCATTGCTGCTCTATAAGGAGAAATAAATGCAACAGCATCCTTTCTCTTTTCAGCAACAGCAATCAACTTAGTTGCAAGAGCTCTGGAATGATACTCACCACCTTTAGCAGATCCCATCAGTAGGAAATCAACATCAACGTTAGTATCATTTTCAAAGAGTGTGTATCCACCAACAATATCATCTAATCCACAATTAAGAGCACCTGTAGAAGCAATACCTACTTTACCTCCATAGTTAAGACCCTTTTCTAAAACACTATTGTCAGAACCTATAGTATCAAAAATAATACCTTCAGCATCTTGATCCCAACCAGTATCACCAGCAAGATTGAATGATGAAGCTTCATATCCAGTAGTTACAATTCCAGTTGGAGAACTTAAAGCAAAAATGTACTCAGAAGTATTCTCAATATACTTTCTCCAATAAGAAGGAGATCCAACTGAGAATGTAGCATCTTTTGCTTTAGAAAGATTTAAATGCTTTTCTAAAATCGTTCCAGCATTTCCAGTAATAGTTCCTTTTGCATCAATTACAACAACATGAACTTCATCAAATCTTCCTGCTCTTGCAGATGCATATTCTGATGTTGTTGGACGATCTGCAAGAGTATTCCACTTAACTTTATTAGTGGTTGGTTTGCCACCAACTGTTGAAGTTGAAACAGCAAATTCTTGTTGATCAAACCAATCTATTGTTGAAGAAACAGCAGCTGTTGCAAAACCAACATCTTCACCGTTAGTATGAACTCCAACTACTGCATCATCACTAAACTTGTATACACTATTATAGTCTTTTGGAGTTTCTGTTCCTCCTGTACTAACATGACTTAAAACCTTCACTCCAATTGTACCATTTCCAATTTCTGTAATAATACCCTTAAAGTATCCATCAAGTACTTCAGTTCCTCCTGCACCAACACCAGTTTTTGAAATAATAGTATTTTCAGGAACTGCTTGAGTAACTCCGTATCCAATTGCTAAATTACTAGTTTCAGAACCAATACCAATATTAGTGGTAGTAATACCAATAATCTGATCTGCTCTACCATCAATAATACCAATTCTAATTCCGTTTGCCCAACTTCCAGGATTTCTGGCAGCAACAGTTACCGTAGGATATACATTTTCATCATATCCCAATTCTTCATAATCATCTAAACTTTTAATTTTTACAGTAGTAACACCAGCATCACCTATAAAAGCATTGGTTAAAGTTTGATCATTTGCCCTGACAACATTTAATTGTCCACCATATGCTAAGTATGATGATGCTGTTAACCAAGTTTCATACTGCTTGTCAGTATCATATGGTCTCCCAAATGTTTCAAGTAATTCATTCTCAGTAGTGATCCTTGTTGGTGTTCCTACAGGACCTTGTGCAAAAGGTCCCACTATTCCACCAATTTTATCAGTAGTTGGATCGATTCTCCCTATAGTTAAATCAACTTCCCTAACTAAAATTCCAGGAGATGCTAGATTTAGCGGCATCTTGTTTTCCCCTCGCAGTCCAAATTTATCTAGAAATATTTATGATATTATCTTTTTTACATGCAATTTTTCATCACATATAGTCCCACATGTACGATCTATCTCCATATTCATCTGTATGCCATCTATCCCCCTCCTTATCAACAAAACTATCCATATCCTCAAATCCATCTGATATAAAACCAAAAGGTGCCATATCTTGCTCTATTTGATTTTTCTGTTCATCATATATTCTCTTACGAACATCCTGATCAGACATTTCTTTAAAATAGTCCTGACAAACTAACCATGCAAATATTACTAAACACATTGCCAAGTCATCATTACATCCTTCTTCTGCTTCAAAAGAATTTGCTTTCTGTGCAAA